CTTGATAATACGATTACGAAGTTGCTATCAAAGATAGATGAGAATAAGGTACGGATAGCACAACTTCGTCGAGCATTAAAAGCTAAGGGAACATCGAAAGAAGATAAAGTAATCATCGGTGCTGAAATTAAGAAGCTTAGTGGATCAAACAACAGGGCACGGGCGAAGATAAGAACAGCCAAGAAGGATATTGAATCCATCGAAGCTACCCAAAAGGCAGGGGATATCTTCACTCGGCCTTCCAGAAAAGATTCAGCCGGTCGCAGGCATACAATTATCTATGATACAGCATCAGATGATTGGTTCTTTATCCGTAATAAATCGACAGGTAAAACAAGAACCGTCGATGATATCATCCGGGAAACAGAGCAGGCAGAAAGGACAGTAAGGGCAAAGGAAGCACAGATAAAGAATGCCGAGACAGGTAAAATGAATGCAGAAGCCTTCGATGATACCCCGTCAGGACTGGATGGTATCTCCGCTGATGACGCTGCCCACTTTGAAGACACAGGATTTGGGGCGAAGGTTCTTGGCTGGGTAGATAGTATGCCCTTTAATGGAATAAAAACTAGGGCACAAAATATTATGGAAAGTGGGATGACCCGCTGGTATGGATTCAGAGTTCTTGGTGGCTTCCAGGATGAAGCAGACGAGGGCGCAATGAGACACATGTTTAAGGAGAGTAATACAAAGCGTGTTGTTGAGGGGTCCTCTCCGTGGGGGCGTAGGGGAATTGAGGAGGGCAGGGATGAAATGGTTAAGATGCGTCTCGCTATCTTTGATACACTACATGAAGATCTACAAGAGTGGAGAAGGCTTAATAAGAAGGGCTTCTTCACATATTGGACAAATACAGCACAAGAGGAGTTCGGTACTATTATTGGGAAGATCTCTTCTGATAAAACTGGACAACTTATAAAACAAATACCGGACCATTCTCAGGAGGTGATCCTCCGTGCGGTTGAAAAGGCCCGCAAACATTGGGCTAATGATCTTGGGTTCCTCCAGAAATACGGGAAGGGTTGGGAGGATGTTGTCTCTGATCCATACTATCTGCCCCGCTTCTGGGATCGACGAAGTATTGCTATTCACCGCAGCAAGGAGGGGATGAATATTCATGATGACGAACTAGCAAATGTATTTGCGAATGGTCTGATCAAAGCAAATAAAGAAGCCATCGAAGAAGCACGGGTAGCACGGATGGAGGGCCATGATGTTAAGGGTCCGCGAGCCCTTTCACCAGAAGAAGCCTATACGATAGGGCATAAGTTCCTAGATCGTATTGGAAATAATAACTTCCGTCTCAATCTAATCAATGATGCCTCACACCAGAAGGCTACTGCGCTGGAGTTGGCTAAGATTCTTGAAAGAGACTTTGGAATGACCCCAGGTGAGGCTCTGCATGCAGCAGAAGCATTCCGGGTTACTGAGAAGAGGGCAAGGCACCAGATGTATCGCCTACGGCTGGACCTTGATGAAGTAACTACTGTCCTGAATAGGAATAACGAAGAACTTAAAGTCTCTCTTTCAGATATGATCGACTTTGACTTCTTTAAAGCTGCTCGTCGGTATGCAAGACACACAAGCAGCAAGCTACTTATCAGTAATCTAATTGAAGAGGCCAATATAAAGAGCCGCATACCCGGAAAATTCAAAAACCTCGATGATATCCTTGAGGTTATCGAAGAGGACTTGAAGAAGAAGGGTATTACTGGTAGGCGATTAGAGAAAATCATGCATATGAATGATGTCCTTACAAAAATCGCACGGGACGAACCGTTCAGCGAGTCCACCGAGGCCGCACTATATATGCAGCTTGCTCGACAGATTACATACAGCCTTGGTCATGGTATGCGGTTTGGTATCGCCGCCATTGCGGAAGCCTCGTCAGCGAATTGGGTACAGGGAGTGAAGGGATTTATGGAAAGTATGCCCGCTCTCCGTAGGATGGTGGATGGTGTGGTTGATGTAGACAAAGCCCAACTGCACGAATTTGCGGCCTCTCTGGGTATGGGGATACGGGAGATTATCATTCCCCGCCTGGACCTTATGGGGCGTATCGTTGAGGAGGGTGGAAATACTGCCGTTGGAAGGCAACAATTCTTCCGTAGATTCTGGATGGGGGCTACACGGGTAACCTCAGAAGTCTCCGGGCTTATGAAGCTTACGGAGTGGAGTGATCATGTCGCACTAAAAAGACACATGGTTCATTATGGCAATATGATGATCAAAGGAGAAATGCCCAACAATGTTCGTTTAGTTGATATGGGCCTTACTCATGGGGAGTGGGAACGAATAGCTAAACAAGTCAGAAAACAATTTAAAAAACAGGTCGATGATACTGGGGTGGAAACATATCAGTATGATTTTAGTTCGTGGGATGATCAGGGTGCCGTTGACTTATTTGCACAAGCGATGCAGGGAGAAGTGAAGTCCGTTGTTCAAAGATCTTCCCGAGGCGATATGCCTTTATGGAATTTCCGGGATCCCACAGCACATGAAATTACAAAAATGGTTCTCCAGTATAGGGGATTTGGTATGTCGAGCGTTAGTAATTATGTTGTTCGTAATATGCGGGCTAGTGATGCTCGTTCCTTGTGGGTTCTGGCTAGTTCTATCGCTGGTGGTACGGTTGCTTATGTTATTAAAGGGATGCTTGCCTACGAAGATACCCCGGAAGGCAGGGAACGATTCAAAGAGCGCATGACCTTAACATCTATTGCAAAGGGAAGCATCCTACAATCGGGGTTCAGCGCGGGATCAGAAAACCTCACTCTCCTTAGTGGGCCCCTTCTTGGCGTGGATGTTTACGGAAACTACCACCGTCAGGGGTTATCAAACTCATGGGTAGACCAGGTAAGGGCTTTCTCGTTTGCTGATGATGTAGCAGGATTATTCCGATCATTAATACAAACACAGGTTATGGGATCCAGAGACTTTACACGGGCAGACTACCGAAGAGTCCAGAGAGTCTTAGGATTTATGAGACACCCACTCCTTGCACCGTTCGTCAAAGATTTGGGGAACGGATTACCCACTCAATCTAGATAGGATATTTTATTATGAATAAATTACGATGTTACTTGTACGGAACTTTCGCAGTTGCTTTCTTCCCGGCATGTGCAGCGGTGGGTAAGGTACTACCTGGGGGTGAGGAGCAAGCAGAGCAGCTAGGCAGTACGATCCTATCCCATGCGCCTGCCCTGGCCGAGCAGGGAGGGTTCATTACGACCCTACTGACAGGCAACCCAGAGCTTGGTGGGGCCATCGCTGCCCTCCTTACAGGAGCAGCGGGCCTATGGACGCATAAGAAAGTGAAGGAAAAGAAGGCGAAGAAGAATGCTGCCTAGCATAACAAGACTAGGGGTTTGGTTAGTGAACCAGATCCCCACACAGTACATAGAATTATGTGCCGTGTTGTTCTGTTTACTCTAGTCCAACCACACAAGGCTATCTGAAATGGGCCCATGCTCTTTATCGAAGAACACGATCCTCTGGCAGGGTCTACCAGACTCACCAATAATCTCTAGGGCAAAGTCATTGTCGCTCTCCGTAGTACCATTGGCATAGAACATCTTACCTTGAATAACACCAGAGATAGGACGGTGGAAATGCCCAAGGAATATCGCAGACCAGGGCTCTTGGATACTTGCACCCCACCCCGCAACTTTCCTAGCAAGTCCGGTAAGCGGATACCCTCCAATACCTCCACCACCGGAGATCTGATCTCCGTGTACTAAAAGAATGCTATCATTCTCTACGGGGATAACCCTATAAAATGAATCATGGTCTACATCCCAGGTTATCCTATCATCTTTAACTGCCCTTGAAACAATGAGTCTCGTAATCACAGCCGTAATCATATCAAAGTTTGTTCTAGGAGACGCCGATGAATTCTTCGGTGCGGATCTCCCGTGATTTCCTGGAACAGAAACAACATGAACACTTCGAAAGTTTGTACTCATGCGAAGAATAAAGTCAGATAAAATAGTGGGTGCCCTCTTTACAGCCTGCTCCCACAGATCCCCATCAACTGTCCAGGGTTGGTGAGAAAAGATTGTCTCTCCTTCTACAATATCCCCTCCAACAAGAACAATACAACGCTCGATCTTTGCGCTTGTCCTTCTGTTGGATACAATTTTAATTAGTTTATTCGCAAGTCGTTCTATCCTAGACTGAGCTATGTTAAAATCATACGACTGGGTTTTCTTTCCAATCTGTAAATCACTTAAATGAACAACACATGTCTCCTTCTCTACCACCTTTCGGCTATCCTTTCGTGGTAGATGAGGGGGAGACCATTGGTAGTCCTTAAGAATATCATCTACTCTCCTAAGAACAATAGACTCAATTGATTTTCTTTTGTCTAGTTGTTTTGAAACTCTTCTGAGTTCCGTTTCTAATAACTCAACTTCACTCATCATCACTCTCCTTCTCAAAGAATCTATGGTTAATACTCATTGGATATATGGCTACCTTACGGATAGCTTTAAATAAGAATCGAAATGCCCGGGGGTCATTTTCCAAATCGAGCCCCAGACCAGAGATTTGTTTAATTGTATTGAGCCTTTCTGCTGCATCTTCTATCACATTTTCATAAAGTTTATTTGTTATAATTAATCCTGCCATCACAACAGGGTGTTCCTCTTCGGAATCCCCATCCTCATCCCACCTCTCAAATATATCAACAGTCATATGGACCCCCTCCAAAAAATATGGGACCTTCTCCTCTCCACGCTGATCGAACGGCTTGAGAGTGGCGAGTGTACCACACAAGATCTGAATATTGCACGACAACTTCTCAAGGACCACGGCATTAATGTCGATAAGCCCGAAGAAACTCAGCTCGCTTCATTAAATCAAATACTCCCCTTCTCTCAGGCAGACGAGCCTCCGCATGAGGCGGCTGAACAGGCAAGCTAGACATCAAACCACTTCGGGTTTCCGTCCGGGCCATTGTGTCTCCCCATTATATTAAACATCTTATCTAGTTCTTCGTCAATCTTCTGTTCTCTTCTGTGTTTCATTGAATCATCGGCGTCATTTGCCATCGACATTGCCCAATATTCGACAGCCATCGACACAGCATCTAACTTATCGTCATGATCTAATGACCCCCTCTCCCGTGTGAGGTGAGACATTTGATAGATCAGACTATACTGAGCCGCTACATCCGGTGGCATCATAAGAGTTTGATTGTAGTCATGTCTAATTGCTTCGGCACTCATGATCAGACGGTGCTGGTTCATCACAGGTTCTAAGCAATCTGCCATACGATGCTCTTTGTTAGTGCGAGCAACTACTTCTTCAATTGTACATGGGTGTAGCTCCCGTAGGTGTGGCTTGAGAAGTTCACTAAACATACCACCACCATAATTAGCTTCCGTTAATATGATGTTCACCTTAAAATTTTTCGCGTTGGTTGCGAGCCCCCGCATGACTGGCTCAGTAAATCCTTCCGTTGACCCGCCCCAAGCAACAAGATACAAGTACCCATTGAGATACTTTACAATGGCCCATGCCGTCATATCTTCTCCCCGTCCACTTGGATCAATTGCCATTACGGATCCCTCATATGGAATGATCTCGCCCACAAGTCGTTGTGGCTTGTAGAATTTATCCCGCTTGAACCCAAGGTTGGGGAGCCCAGTCCATTCTTCCCCAGTACCCCATAAGATTTTTTCCGGGCCCAAGTGTGGGTCGGTGTCCATAACAATAAGATCAGATAACCGTAGAGGATAACGATCAAGATCGCTGAGGCGAACATCTAACTGAAACTGGAGCTGGAATCCTGTTCGTCCATATGCGGCTTCTCTATCCCTAAGCTCTTCATCGTTGAATCTATCAGGATCAGTTGCAGTCCCAATGTCTCCTTTAAGGTTACTAACAAACTCTGCAAGCATACCTTCGTAGATTGCTCCATCTTCGGGAATTCGTGATGGATAAATTCGGACATCATAACTTCTAGCTGCCAAGTCAGTATATATAGATTCTTGAGATTGTGGTGTTCCAAGGAATACGATCTCCCCTATTTCTGGTTTAATGATTGCTTCAAATTCTTTAACTGATTCAGCTAACTTCGCCCTTGAACCCACCGTACTACTATTCCCAGGCACCTCCACATCATCAGCAACAATAAGATCGGCGCGGCTACCAGTAAGCTGACCAGTAATACCAACAGATTTACAAGAAGGTGAGTGGGCTGCACTTGTCGGCCCAACATCCCAGGCAATTTTAGATGTCCGCTGGTCTTCCCTGGGGATAAGGTGTTGTAAGATTGGCATCTCTCTGACGAGCCTGTGGCAGAATGTAGAGAAGTCATCGGCTCTTGATTTACTGGCGGAGACAACGAGTACCTTCTTCTCCGGGTCCATGTATAGAGTCCACAGAACAAAGGCAGAAGTAATCCAAGATTTGCCCACGCCTCTGAATGCTTGTACCATTCTACGCCGGGGGCCATGCTGTAAATAATCTGCGATGTCGTACTGTACAGGGGTAGGATCGGGCAAGCTAAGGTGCTTCCATGTAACATATAGAAAGTTCCTAAAGTCTTTTAGCTCGTCCCGAATATCATTCATCTAAAGAGCTGCCATCAATAGAACAATGTAGGAAGACAAGATAATTAATAAGATCATGAATGGTATCAGTAAAGGTTTCATCGCCAACCAAGCCGCCCTTACTATTAACATGGGTGATAATCCTCCCGAACTTATCCGCCATACGCGCAAGTATTCCGGTCTCCGTCGAACAGATCTGTAACTGCTCAACCCTTCTGAAATTCGTGAACGCATCCCCATCACCTGAGTAGTTTTGAATTTTGTCTTGAAGTAAGTCATATGCCTGGTCGCACAGAATTGTATGCTGTTCTAGAATAGTGAATACATTCATAGAGAGAAGTTAATTGTTTGTAGTACTTCGAGATCTGTATACGCTTTTCCGCTCTCATTATGTTCATACTCCTGTACTCCTTTGAATAGATACTGCTTACCTGCGGTATCCTTAATTAGAATTGATATACTATACCTTACTTTCTTCGGATCTTTATTTGTATCTACTGTAAGATATATTATATGTTTATTTATTAGATTCACGGGGGCTCCACAGGTTAGGTTTGTTACTTCTCCAGTCATATTCTCCTGGTCTAAGGATTCGTGCGAGTCTTGCTGTTGTGAGTGCATCTTCTTTGGTCAGGCCATGATCCGCATACGCTTGTAACACGCGGGGCCACCGCCCTGTGATATATCCGTCTAAAATTTTTGCTGCTTTTTTCGGGCCCACCCCTGGTATGCCTGCGTACCCATCAGTCCTGTCTCCCATCAGTACTTGGGTGTACCAAATATTGTCGGCTTCCCAATCACATACATAGAACGGACCACGGGCTGGCTCTCTAGGTTTGTAGTGTACCCCGGGCACAGTACACAGGTCCTTATCATCTGAAACTATGATCGTCCCATCCCCTGATAGGATCCCCATGATATCGTCAGCTTCTAGTCCGTCAATAGCTAGGCTTGGGTACCTATCCATTAGAACTTTCTTAACCTGATCAGAACATGAAGGTCTCTGTGTCTTTACTCTGTTTGCTTTGTACCGAACATCTACTTTGGTTCTGAAATTATTATCCAGACTCCAGCATAATATGAATCGGTTTGTTTCGAGGATCTTACAAATCCCATATAACAAGTTAGAGAATAGGGCGATCACTTCTGCATCATCTGAATTCTTTAACTTATTACCATCACCAAAGTCCCAAGAATTCTCAACACTAAACGCCGCACGATAGTACATGATATCAGCATCTATTAATAGTAGTTGGTCCCTCTTAACCTGTGGCTCCTTATCGTCTATCCATTTCTCTTCATTGATATTCATCTTAGTGTACCTCATACCAGGTTTTTCCTATCCGCCCATCCCCATCCATGGGGCAGCGCAACGATAGTTGTCCCGTTGTTTTCTTAAATCCCTCAATCGCTGCGCGTGTTACAGCTTCCGCTAGTCCATCAGGAACTTCAACTAATATCTCATCATGTATAAATCCCACAATAGAAACATCGTATTCAGACCAGTTATCTTGAATGGTTTTATAAGTGTTGACCGCTGCCAGCTTAGATACACACGCTCCTGCTGCCTGTACTAAGAGGTTCACGGCACTATGTATGGACCTAGGATATAGCTTACGCCCATCCACTCCCTTGAGAAACCCATAAGACATAGCCCTCGAACGGACAGCATTCATAAACTTAATCATTGCTGGTCGTTTCTCATACAATCCTTCGACTAATAACGAGGCTTCCTCTACGGAATACCCAAGCATACTAGCAATCTTCCGTGGTGCTGCCCCGTATATCAGGGCGAAGAAAGTATTCTTTGCTGTCTGTCTATCACATCCCATCATCTTTGCATTTGATTCATGGATATCACCGCGAAGCACCTCTTCTGCAAACTCACCACTATCATAGGGAGTTAAGTAGTGGGCAAAGCACCGTACCTCTAAACTCTTTGCATCAATGCCACACAGCAGGCGTCCCTCATCAGCATAGAAAAGTTCTCTACACTCCTTACCAAAGGGGAGACGGGAACTAGGTACTTGCTGTAAGTTAGGATTCACACACGAAGTACGCCCTGATATTGTACCAACAGTCTTAAGTCGTGGGTGTAACCGATCAGATTGTACAAGTTTTAACCACCCACCCTTACCATCATGGAGCATACCCAATAGCTTTTGTAGCCTATACAATTTTGCTATATGCTCTGCCTCTGGTATATCTATGATCTCCATTAGGATAGCCTCATCTACTCTTGGCTTTCCCGTTGGGGTAGTTACTTCTGGAACCCAGCCCTTCGTCATTAAAAACTCGGCCACTTGTTGGCGGGACATTGGATTGAAAGGAGATTCCCTTACCCTATTAGGACCACGCACCAATTCTTTTCTTGCTGATGTAGGAGCCGCCCCCTTCGTTGGATACTTTACATCAGTCACAGGATCTAACCAGTAAGAGGGTGTGCGTAGTTCTTCCAGCTTGGGTGGAACAAGAGAAGAAAGAGTAGATAGTAAGTTCGTTCGTTCGGAAGATACTTTCTCGTATAGCTCCATAGCCTTCGCGGTATTAAATCCGATACCACTCTTCTCCATTATGTGAGCGATGAATGCAAACTCCATCTCTAGATCTACTGCATAGTCAGTACACCCCCTGTTTCTACATGACTTCCATAGTGCGTTTGTTATCCGCACATCTTGGTCGCAGTAGTCCACCATTTCTGCTGTGAACACAGAAAAATCTTCTATCTCTCCCTTGTTCAGCCCCAGCCTGTGCCCAAAAGATCTTAAGGAGTATCGTCCCCAATATTTTTTAGGTATTTTTTTGGAGTCAGAATCTTTGGCCGCTATGTCAGGCCACAACATTTGTGCTATGATATATGTATCTCTTATTGTAACCCCATCTCTGGGCTCATAGTTATATAACTTCTTAAGGAGGGGGAGATCATATGCAATTATATTGTGCCCAATTAATTTGTCTGCTGATTTAATATGTTTCAATCCAGCATCAAGTTTCTCTCCATAGAAACATTTGGGCTCTTGATCATTCTCACTTATTGATATACAGAATATTTCTGTTGCCTCTTCTAGTAAGCCATTGGCTTCTATATCAAATGTTACTGCGCTCATGTTAGTTCAGGAAAATCTCCTCCATTACCGAGTTCATCTACATGATTATGAAGGCGTCCAGTTTGAGGATGGAATCTTAGATATCCACTCGCACCTGTCTCGCCCGTATATCTATTCTTAAGAATACGGATATGTGTTAGGTACTTCTCGTCTCCGTCCGCCTGTTGTGATCGCTCCAATCCAATACACATATCGGATAGTTGCGCTATACTATGGCTGCCCCGTAATTGAGAGAGAGATACCTGTCCCCCCTCTTCATGGGCCCTGCCTTCTGCTCGTCTGAGATGACTGACTAGAATCATTCCACATCCTGTCTCTTCAACAAGAGAGCGGAGCTTCGTCATCGTTACATCAATCGCTGTCCTCTCCATGCTATCAGCAAACTCTGAGACCACAATAGATAGGTGATCAAGCACGATTATCTTACAGCCGAGGGCCTTGATAGCATAGCGAATCTTAGTTACTAGCCTTTCACTATATAAGGAACCGAAGTGATCAAAGAGAACAAGCTCCCCATTGCCAACGGATTCTTCGAACGAACTCTTAATTGTTTCTTTAGATATATCAGCAAAGTTTTCTTCCAATTCATATAGCGGCATGCCCATATGAATAGCCATAAAGCTTAGTGCTGTCTTTCGTACACTCTCTTCAAGTGCAAAGTATCCTACCTTCCAACTGTTCTGTGAGAATTGATAGGTGATCTCCCTACATACCTGGCTCTTTCCGATACCAGTACCCGCAGTAATAGTAGTCAACTCACCGAGACGAAATCCCCGTGTGAGATTTTGCATATTGATCCATGGGTAATCAAGTGAAACAACATCAGGAACCTTGGACACTACATCCCATAGATCCTCACCTTTAACCAGACCACCAGGAATGAAAGCCTTTGCTGCCCACACAGAGCGTTGCAATTCATCGGGATCCCCATTGACTAACACATCATTCGGATCCTTCTTAGATAGAATAACAATGTGTCCCTTACCGGGGGGTAGGATCATTGCACATTCTCTTGCTGCTTTCTTTCCCGCTTCATCCTGATCAAACATCAAGACAACCTTTTCAAATCCAGCCAACCACTCAAGATTTCTTTTGAATGCTGATGTTGCTGACTGTGCCCCATTGGGTACTGATACGGTAGGCCAGCGACAGCTATGCGTTTCCGCATAACTCATGGCGTCGATCTCACCTTCGGTAATCACCAACATCTTTCCCCCCGAAAATTTTTGTTGACCAAAAAATGTCCCGGGTTGTGTGCCTATCCACATGAATTTCTTATTCGCTTGCCTTACCTTAATACCAGAGGGTAGTCCCTCCTGATCAAAGTATTGGGCGAACTGTGCCGGTTCACTATTCCAAGCACCGACACCATACTGATAGAAGCGACAGGTCTCTTCTGAAATGCCCCGCTTTACTAGCGGTTTATATTCTACATCCCATTGTCTCCAAGGATCACGCTTCCCGGGTGGGGATGGTTCGGTCAAATGGCTCTCCTTACCCATACTACCTGGCATAATGTTTTCGAATTTCTCAACATGCTTATCACATGCATAACAAAATGTATGACCATCATCATAGAGAGAGTTCGCATCGCTGCTCCCACACTCAGGGCATGGTATGTGTCTGAGAAATCTTGACTTCGAATCCTTGCTCATGTCTTTTTTTAACGCGGACTTGCTCAACTTTAAATTCCTTAATCACTTTAGGGTTATCATCTTCCAGGATTCCACACTTAACAAGTGCATCACCCACTAGCTTAAAAGATCCGGCTGCATTGTCCCAGTCCATGAGGCGTACACTACGACGAGTGTATACCACATTGACTGGTCCTTCGATTAAGTCGCAGGGGTATGCGGCCTTAATCTCGGCAACCAGATTGTTCTGTAACTTCTTACGGACTGCCCAATGCATACGCAGAAGTTTGTTTATACCCGGAGGCTGGGTTGTACTGTTGATTATAAGCATAGATGATCCGCACTCGGTTTCCATATGCCGCCCCATGCGTAGGCTATTAATCTCATAACAAAAGATGGTCTTCAAGGTTAGTATTACTACATGCATCCTCAGTAAGAAGGGAGAGGACAGACGCCGAAGCATCCACCCTCTCCCGGAACAAGGAGGAGGACTGTTCCCTATTTAAAAATCACCGGCTGTTACCGGCTTAGTATCCATAGTTGTAATAGACTCTTCGTTGTTACCAAACTCCTCCGCAAAGGACCCGGTATCAGTACCTTTCACATACTTCTCAAGGACCACAACTTTAACCGCATCAAGTCTCAGCGAGATACCAAGGCCAAGCATGGGTACAAAGTAAGGACGAATAAACCCACCGATCTTAATGCGGCTTCCATTTCCTACATCCCACTCCGTTGTATTCCAATCAACATGCTCATTGTCTGGCATATAGGTAGTGATGGAGGGAGTGGCAGGATACCTATCATTCTTCTCAAAGAACGGACGCTTAAACTTAAGCTTAATACGCCCATCATCCATAGTTTCCCAAGGGTCATGAGGCGACATCTTTATTTTCTTAGGGAGATCCGCCTTCAAAGATTCAATCAAACCATTTGCTGTATCAATGATAGGTTGAGCATCGTCTTTGTTTAGTACGATAGAACAAAGGAAGTTTTTCTTGTCTTCATTCTTCCATGATTTTGGACTCCGAAGGGATGCCCACATAGCATCACCTTCCGAGGTTACTATTCTAATTTGGTGCTGACCACCATCGAATTTATCTACATTACTAGGCATATTTTTATTTGTTTTATTAAGAGAAAAGATAAGGAGACAGGACCCATGGTGTCTCAGGGAGTCCCAGGACACCAGGATACCACGGATCCGAGGAATCAGATCCGACTTTTAGGATGTTGCATAGACCCTTCGCTGCCCGCTGACCTTCCCGGATTGTCCAGAGATACGACACACCAAGAAAATACTTCGCGGTTTGTACCTCGGTAGCATGTATCCCTACGCAATCATGGATAGGCATGATATCCTTGAACCCATGGTCAGACATTAAAGAAATAAAAGAACAAAGAAGAGAGGAGTCCAGGCTGTGAAGGAAGTTAGCTGGGAATGCCGATGCATGTTTCTTCTTATCAACCGTATCTGTTTCAATCCGATACGAGTAAAGGGTTTGTCCGATGGCATTCTTAATTCTTTTCTTCTTAGTTTTCATGTACCTTTGCTTGATATGTACCCCGCAGGGTGAGGTCCATTCGTATGTTGTTCCGCCTGTCTCCCTCATGTGTGCTGAGACTGCCTGTGATAGCTTCTCCTGCATCTTCACTAGATCGTGGAGGATATCCCTACTGTTATCCCAAAGTCTCTTGGTGAGCCAGCCACGCGCTCTCGGAGGGGCCTTGATACATGATGCGTCAATGATCCTTTGGACTGCGATGAATGTACCCCCGTATGGGACGATCATCATTGCCTTCTTAACTATTTCTCTGTCGATACCCTCCAGTCTCCAATGAATTGCGCCTGGGTGTGGGTCATTCATTGCCTCAGCATACAGTATGTCGGCAAGGTTCTTATATATATCATTACATGGCATTGACTTACCATCATTGTCACATATCACATTGCTATCTTTCAGTAGCTCTCTATTATTAGTGAGACCTGCCCATATCTGAATAGCCTGAGACGAGGCATCAATCTGAATAGGTATGTGAGAGACATAGCCAAGCCCAGCATTCTCAAACTCGATGACTTCCCTGATTGCAGCTAAGAATCTGAATGGATGCTTGGCTTCCTCAAGCATTGAAGCGTAATGAAAGGGGTCATACACCAAGAGAC